TCTTACAAGATTTGTAGAGTCCGTAAGGTCACCGTAATGAAGTTTAATTTGATTATAAATGTGATCAATTCTATGAGTATTGATTAATGAAGCTCGTCGAATTATACCGTGGACTTCATATCCTTTTTCTAAAAGCAACTCGGCAAGATATGATCCATCTTGTCCTGTTATACCCGTGATTAAAGCAATTTTCATAGATAAAACTAGTTTTTATCATTATACTAAAAAAGAGGAGTTTACGCAACTCCTCTTTGGAAATTTTAGGCTCGCCACCAATTCTTTAACTGGAAATTGGAAACCAGGCGGGATTACCCCATCCGCACCACCAATCCTTGAGAGAGATTGGAAACTCTTAACAGGGTCAAACTTGACTCCACCAGTACTTTTAGAGTCTCTCCGTGACTAAAGGGGTTGCTCCCGACCAGTGCTGTTATAGACCATCCGTGTCTTCATCATCATCTTTAATATAGCAAGGAACTCTATCAGGATCCAACCAACGGGCATATTGATGATCTTCCATAGCAGTTAAGCATTGCATCTGATTATCAAACAAATAGATGTCGTTCCATCGTTTTGTATACTCATGTTTCTTTTGAAGACGATAATCAGGTTTTCCATTAATCTCAAGAATACCCGCTTCAACGAAGCGATATTCTTCACGTTCAAGAAGAACTTTGGATTTCATGCAACCTCAACGGTCTCAAGATCGGCAGAAAGATACTCCATAAGCATCTCATAATCATCCAAAGGATCGCCAGAGAATACTACACCTTCGTTCTCATAATAGCGACGAACCTTTTTGTAGAGTTTGGGGTTCTTTACATCAAGGTAGAAATCGCCATTAGAAGCACCACGAAGGGTTTGAACGTCTTTCTTGAATTTTGCTGTAAGAGTCATTGGTTTGAATGTTGACCTTGTTATTATAAAGGGTTGACTTAGAAAAGTCAATACGAGTGCCTGGATTCGAACCAGGTCAAAGCCGCTAATCTGGCGGAAAGAGTTTATAAGACTCCTCTGACTACCAAGTCTCACTCGCATAAAACCCTGAAAATCAGGGTGCTTCGTTGTTTAACTCAGTGTGTATTCGTATGAGTTCGTCATCAGCGGGCATCATCACTGCTGCCTGCCCGTCTTCGTTGATGATACCCAAGTGCTCTCCGTTTTCCACTCGTTCCATTAGTTCATCGAATCTTTGTTGAAACTCTTCCACAGTGAAAACTTCCATTTTGTTTTGTATTTAGTTTTGACCTTGAGCATAAACTGCAAGATCAGCATACTCAATTTGATCGGGATCAAGTTGAGAGGTTACAACATCAAGAACGTTCATAAATTCTTCGGTGTTGTCACACTGTACGGTCTTGGTGCTTCCTTCATCGCTGAGCAAAAGGAAAGACTTGCTGCAGATATCGATCACGATGCCCTGTACGCATTCAGTGTTGCTGCTCATTCGGTGTTCCGTTGATTACCTCCATATTATAGGGGGTCTTGGGTTCCCTGTCAAGGGGGTGGGGGAGTATCAAGAAGTTCTCATAATAAATGCTAATGCGTAATATGGTGGTAGATTTGCATTGGTTGCAGAAGATCCTTCAGTTGAAATCGTTGTTGAAGTAGAGACAGTGATACCTGTGGTTGATGAACTCGTAAGTGGACCATTCTCGATACTACCACTACCAATTGGGCTCGCTGCTCCTTGTTGAGCAGTTTGGCCATTTGTTCGGTGACGGTGTCCAGGGTCAGTAACAGTTGAAGTTGAAGTTGCAGTATGACTGTGAGATACCAAAATAGCATCTGCACTACCACCAGATGCCCCAGCAGAAAGTCCTGGATATGTAGCATCTCCAGTCCCACTACTAGCACCAACAATGAATCTATTTCTTAAATCTGGTGTTGAATTAGTACCATCACAAATAGCCCAACCAGATGGAATAGACGTGACTGCACCAGACCACATAATGATCCCACCAACAGGAATTGTTCCATTTCCTACAAATGTTGTGGCAGTTACAATTCCAGCAGAAAATCCACCAGTTCCACTCCTAACTACAATTTGTCCACCAATATTATCTACTGTTCCTCCAACTGTTGCTGCCGTTAAATACGTTGTTGTATCAGATGATCCATCTGCTTTTAAAAATTGGTTAGATGTACCACCAGTCTTAACGATTGATGGACAGGTAATTGAATGTGCTGTCAGATCTCCTAAAATATTGATATTACCCGAAATAAAAGAATTTCCAAATGTTTCAGTATTATTATTAAAAATTACATCTTCACCAAAAACATACGACATTAAAATAGACCTCCACTAAATCCCTCTTTTATCGAATCGACAAAAGTTCCTGCAAAAGCGATATCTCCAAACGTAGATCCTGGTGGTGCAAGATTTCCCATAAGAGCATCACAAGATGCTTCTTGGCCCTGAATCAAGAATCTGCCGCCCTGCTTGATATTTACATCTTTACCAGCAACAATATCTACATTTTCATCAGCATCAATTACAATATTTTTTGCACGAATTCTTACAGAACCATTTTTTTCAGCAGTAATGCAAATATCACCATTTTTCCCAACGATTGTAATATCTACTCCAGTTGATTTTGCTTTTTGACCAGCAACAATCTCAATTGACTGATCATTATAGATTTTATAAATTCCATTCTCACTTAAACCAGCTAAGCATACATCTTTATTATCTGTAACACCATAGAGCATGTAAACATCGGATCCACTCGTCCCCATTTGGGGATTATTAAGATCTATTCTAAATTTTGGACCAAAAGAATTAATACTTCTTTGATGCCATTTTTGCTTACTTTTAGGTCTTTCTGCCATTTACTTTAAGATACAATCAACAACATTAACAAGTTCACCCTGGAATTCAGTTTCCTCAATTAGAATAGGTTTTAGAATTGCCCCAGATCCTTCTCCTTTAAATCTAAATTCGGGAGCATCATTGGTCCTAATAGTATTTAGAGGTTGAACCTTAGAGATAGATCCATTATTAGTTGTTAACTTATACTCATTTCCAAAATTATCCGTAATCTCACTATCAGTATATCCATTTCCAGAATCAATGATGGATATACCACTAAGAATATAATTAGGAGTATTGTCAACTGAATAATTTTCCCCTTCTGATACTATATAAATTTCCGTTACTTGTCCACTATCATTAATAACTGACCTTGCTTGAGCACCATATCCTCGCCCACATTCATCATAAACCTCAACAAAAGGTGGGAATTCATAACCAGATCCAGAATTTGTAATTCTTACACCAATTAGACTTGCAGTTGCATCTCTTCCAGTTCCAACATAGGCACCAAGAATTGGAACTGCTGTGCATCCTTGCCCACCACCACCAAAGATATTAATTGTTGGTGGAGAACAGATTACTGGTGGTCCAGTAAAACATCCACCCAAAGGAGTTAGTGTTCCTGGACTTCTCGTTCCAGAATTAAAGATATCAAATCCACCCAAAACAGATGATGCAAGAGATTTAGCAACGTTTGCTTGTTGCAATATTTGATCAAATGGTGTTGGTGCAACATTAATAGGACCTTGTCCAATTACCCACTGTGTAACTCCACTACCTCCAGACTGGCTTTGGTTGCAAGCAAGAGAAGGAGAACCACCAGATAATCCATCAACAGCTTCACGCATAGTTCCTTCTACACTAAATCCTCCGAAGAACTGAAGAATGGGCCCAACTGCACCAATTAAACCACTCAAAGCACCGCTTGCACTACCAATGATATCATTTACCAATGCACCAGTAAACTGATTTGCAGCACAGGAAACAAATCTCTGAACGTTGTTTACTACTCCCTGTAGTGCAGTCTTAATGATACCACCTAATCCATTGATAATACTATTACTAATACAAGGAATAGCGTTCTGAATTGCTTTGATTGGTGCCACCATTGCTTTTTGTGCCGCAACTCCAGCAAGGTGAGCACAAGGAGCACATTGAGTTGCAGCAAGAACCAAACGATAAACTAAATCATATAAAAGTTTGAGACCTTTATTAAAAAGAGGTGCTAGAGTTTTAAATAACTTATTGACCATATTGGTCACAAGTCCACTCACAATAGACTGAACTTTACCAACTATAATGTCAATTTCCCTATTAATTGTTTGCTGAATCTGAGCAGATGTATTTGTAATATCTGCTGCCAGATTCTGTACGCGACTAACTAGATTTCCAATTTCTGTCGATATCTTACTAGTAACGTTACCTTTACTTGGAGATGCTAACTGTACTTTATCTCCAATTGCACTGAAATATGAAATCTCACCATTACCTATTGATTTTGCTTGTGCTGGAGAAACACCTCTTGGACTCTTTTGAGATGCAGAATTTTGTTCATTAGCTTCATTTTTCTGAACTGCACCATTAGGTTCTTTAATCTGATCACTATATCCAGTGAAAGGTTGGAAAGGACTTTGGAAATCAGTAGATGGTACTTGAGAAGTTCTACCAAATGTTGATAATACAACAGGAATCTGTGCATTATCACCATCTAAGAAAAATCCAAATACAGTATCTCCAGGTTGTAACTTAACATCAGTTGCAACGTTAGCAGCACCAGATCCAGATGTAGTTGGAATAAGAACTTGTGCCCAAGGCAAATCATCATTTGGAAGATCTGTTTCACTATAAGGATGATAACCAAGTATTCTTACCTTAGTTCTATTTCCCCAACCAGACCCACCTGCCTGCCCACCCTGAGCACCAATTGGTGGAATCTGGCCGATCCACCAACGAAATCCATCTCTTCCTAGAAAATTACTTTTAAGTAGTGATTCGTCGATCATTTTTTATTATTTGCTCCGTATCTTCCGAAAGTATCTCTAATAAGTTTCATAGAAGTGTATGAGGATTCTGCATCAAAATGATGGCAAAGCTCTTTAATCATATATAGACCGCTTTGTTCCTGATCATACTCTTCTTTATCTCCAGAAGAGATTTTTGGAAACTGACAATTAATAATATCACCAGCAGATAGATTAGTATTAAGTGGTATCAACATATCAACTGCTTGAGTGAATAAGACATTATATCTCATCAATGCTTGTGATTGATATTTAAATGGATCTGCATTCTCATCTGTTGACACATCCTTTTCCATTGTACCAATGTCTAAACATTGTGTAATGATTCTTGTTGGAATATCACCCAAATCTTTTCCATCTGCTCCAGAAATTTTAGGAAGTTTAAGTTTATCTCCTAAGTTCTTTGCTTTACTAACATAATCCTCAAGTTTAAACACACCCTTTTGAGGATCTGTAAACTCAAAGGTTAGTGGGTTGTAAAACATACGATAACTTGAGTATGTTCCCAATCTCAATTTCTCAATAAGATTTTGATTCTTATTTGTTGTAAAATCTAGAACCTTAAAATCATCACTCTGTTGTTGCCCATCAGTATCATATTGTTCTTGGCCACCAGAAAGTGTATAGGTTGCTTTTGGATCTTGACCCATTAACCCATCAATTGACCTAAAGTTAAATCCATTTTGAGTTTGGTAAAAAACGTATCCAGCGGTTCCATTTCCAGAAGTATCTCCAGGAACTGCTTTTGCTGCTAACCAAACTAAAACAGTAAATGGTTTTCTCAAATTGCCAATAAAACCATACTTATTTTGAGTCTTATCAAGTTTTCCTATTTTCTTAGTTTTTAAAACATTTTCTAAAATAGATTTTACAGAATCATCAATGGTCGAACTTGTTGGATATTTCTTAGTAACTCTTGTAGTCTCATTTGTAATTGCTTCTCTTGATGTTAGGTTGAGAAGAAAAGATTCAGATTGAGGATTAGATATAACATCAGTGATGCTTGAGACATAAAAATAATCATCAGTTTTAGAAAAATCTAAAGGTTTATTTTTATCTGAGTTAGCAGCGACTTTAATCGATACTCTTTCTCCACCTCTTAGAGGTAAACCATTGTAGATGGATTGATTTGCACCATCAGGATTCCCTTCTTTATCTGGTGGTTTAATGCTATTACCGTCATTTGTAACTCTTAATCTTGCAGTAATAGTTGGAGAAAAGATATCTTCATAATAATCAAACTCAACAATACCACCCTTAATATCAACGACTCTTTTTTGATCGTTAGATTCGATGAAAGCTTTTTCGTATGTAGACTTTTTTGTTGACATTACAGATATGAAAGTTCGACTAAGAGTTTATTCTTGATAAAGTTATTTAACACATCCGATTCGGACTGTTGTGGGAGAGAAAAACTTGGACCTCCTCCTCCACCACCGCCTCCGTAAGCACCACCCCCACCAGCACCAGGAGAAACAGAAACTCCAGAAGATGGAAATTCTGCAAATACAACTTCACCTTCATTTGTAGGAGTAATTGATCCAGGAATATTTCCTTGTTGTGCTGAAGTAAACTGAGCAGGTGATACTCCTGCTGCTTTTTGTGCTTCTGGTAAAAACTTTTTATAGTTACCATCAGTAAAACCTTCCCAAGCGGTGATTCCTTGACTATCATAAATCATTTTTGCTGCCTTAGCATTTAACAGAGGATCTTTAAGTTGTTCTGCCGAAGTTATTCCGATTTTTGCTAGAGCAGCACGGTGAACTGGAAAGCGAATCTGCCAAAGACCATATACTTCAGTGTCAGATCTCATAGAAGTTGATTTTCCACTCGATTCTTGCATAGCAACCGCACCCATAAGAACGGATAAAGGTCCTTTATATCCCTTTACATTAACTTCTTGAGTCATACCAGCCTGCTTTGCAAGTGCAACCAATTGAGCAGTTGATAATGTTCCTCCAGTTGGTGCTGGTTGCCCCATCATTGTTTGCTGTGGTTGAGCAGTTACAGCAGATGCCGTTGTCTTAACATTTCCACCAACTCTAGTGTAACTATCAATATATCCCGCTGGATTCATATGACCAGTTAAAGTGCCACCATTCCACCCAGTACCAAGTTCGAAGTGTAAATGCGGACCTTGCGATCTACCAGTGCTTCCAAGAGTTCCAATGACTTTAGCATCACCACTCTTATTTTCTATTTTTTCTCCTTTTCTCACATTAATAGAATTTAAGTGCCCATATAAACTATAAGTTCCATCATCATGCTTTACGACTACAAATTTTCCCCACCCACCTGGATCCGTACCATGATCTGCAACAACTCCAGGTTTAATTACTGATATTGGATTACCAACTTTACTCCAAGGACCTCCAGAAATATCAATTCCATTATGTCTAGGTCTACCAGAAGATCTGAAACCAGAGTAGATGTAAGAAGATGCTGCTGTACCACCAGTTGCTGTCATTGATGGTCCAAATTGAGCTCCTGGAGTTCCTGGAGAAACTGAAGTACCACTTTGTTGTTGTGGAGTTTGTGCTTCTTGCTCAGGCAAAGAAAGTTCAGATTCATCAATTAGGGGTTGATCAAATAACTTAAATCCTTTCTCAAACTCATTTTGCATTGCTTGAAACTGAGTATTTAACTCATTCATTGCATTATCAACTGTTCCTGGCAATTCATTAAACTTAAACGATGCAATTTGTCCAATAATAGTTCCTAAATTTGTTGCTAATGTTGCAACAAAACTTATAACTGATTGTGTAAAAGAAGATAAAGAACTTATAACTTTTCCAACTCTTTTAATGAAAGCCTCACCCCATTTTATCCAGGTTGGCAAGTTACCTAAAATCCATCCTATTGCCAAACTCGAAATAAAATCCATCAACCTTCCAAGAAAATTCTTACCAGATCTCTTTAAAACTGTTTTTGGAGATGGGTTTCTAGCAATAGTAAATTTTACTGCTTGCGAAGCATCTCTTTGCTCTCTTCTTGCCAGTGCTTCTAATTTTCTATCATTTTGTACTTTTCTATTTTTAAATATTGTTGCTTTAATTCTAGTGCGTCTCTCAAATACTTTATTAATTACATTAAAACTTTTTCTAGTTGATAATAAACTAGATCTAATAGACTGAGTTTGTCCCAGTAAATCTTTAGTGCTTTGAGAAAACCCTGATACTAATGCCATCTTACATCACCACATTATAGTTAAATTGTGAATATAATGCGTAAAAATTCTCAGGATTTGATGATTTGATTTTTGGCACGTCTGTACTCGCACCTGAACCCATTGATGGAGTTTGAGTACGTGTTGGTGCAGGAGTTTGTGCAATGACTGTTGTTTGTGGTTTTGGTTCTGGACCAAGACTTTCCATTTTCGTATTTGCACTTTGATTTTGTACAGGAGTAATATTAGCAGGAGTTTGCTCTGGAGCAGCAGTTGTCGCTGGTGTTGTGGATCCTCCAGTAGGAGTTACATTAGGAGTTGCTGCAGTTGATCCTAAAGAAAGATCTCCTGCTGATGGAGTCATGGGAGTTTGTGGTGTCACAGTAGATTGAGATGATGCTGCTCCTGCAGATCCTGGAGCAACAGAAACTCCACTTTCACCTGATCCCGATGCTTTTACTTGAACTGCATCTTCTTTAGATTCTTGTCCTTTATCATCTTTCTTATCTCCCATCATAGGAGTTTGTGGTTGAGCGGGTGGTGCAGTTTGTGCTGCTGTTGCTGGTTTTTGATTTCCTTCTGCTTTCTTTTGTTGTTCTTCTAATTCTTTTTTCTTTGCACCTGTAAGATTTCCACCAAACGCTTCCGATATTTCATCGAGCGTAAAAAGACCTCCAGCAACGGTACGAAGACCCCTAAACATCCATCCTTTACCAGGAATAAGAGATAAACCAGCTAGAGCTGCATCAATGTTTTCATTATTTAAGAAATTCATTGCACCACTTAGACCAGTAATAGTCTTACCAATCAAATTCATAAGACCAAATTTACCACCTTTTTGTCCAGGTGGTGTAGCACCAGCTGGTGGAGTTGGAGTTCTTATATTTGTCGCTGCCGCTCCTGCACCAACTACTCTTTTCCAAGAATTTTTTATTGCATTAACTAATATCTCAAAAGGTTTTAAGAACAATCCTTTAACTACAAATCCACCTACTCTAGCAGCTAAGTTGATGGTTAAACCTACAACTTTACTTATTCCAAGTTTAATAAGAGAAAGAACACCATTAGCAGCAACTACAATAGCAAGAGTTTTTAAAATATTGCCAGCAATTTCTTGTAGTTTTTTAGTGTTCCCTGTAGAAAATGCTTCGATAAGATCTACAATCTGAATAGTTATCCAACCAAACAATAACTGCTGTATTGCTCTACCAACATTACCAAATACACTACTAACCTTTGTTGCTACTGCAGTAACAGGTGCAGTTAATGCAGATTGTATCTTATTTTCTAACTGCTGCTCACCTTGAGTTCTAAGTTGTCTCTCTGCTAATCGTCTGTTATATTCTGCGTCTGCTTTTGCTGCTGCTTCTTCTAGCTTACTTTCTGATGCTAATCGAGTTGCTATAGAATCAATACCACTTCTAAGAGTTCTTATTTCAGAAGCAATAGAATTTAAATTAGATGAGATTGTACTAAGTGTTGATTGATTATTTTCGAGTAATTCTTCGCTTCTTTCACCACCAAGATTTTGTGAAGATATTGGACCTATTCCTCTCCCGCCACTAAAAGTTGATCCAGCAACACGCTGAACTAATCCCCCTTGAAGTGATTTGGCTAAAGGTGAGGAAATTACTGCCATTTAATTAGGTTTTATTTTTTAAATTTTCTTCTTCAATATATTGCTGAAGGAGAGAAACATAAATTTCCCTCTCCCAAGGTATCATATTCTCAAGCTCTGTCAAACTATATTTATGATGCTGAATCAGGGCAAAATTAGTTTTATAGTATGACTCAAGATTTTCATGAGCCATACTTACGCGAAAAAAGCCGATAGACCCTCCAGAACTACTTCACTCTCAACTTCAGTGTTTGGATTTTTAACTTTAATCGTATGAGAAAGTTTCGGCATTGTGTCAAAGAATTTTTCAACATCTTTAAACTGATTTGATGTTAAACTCTCTACAAATTCTTTTAATTCTTTCTTAGTACAATCTTTTGCAGACCAAGATTCTTCTTCACTATAAACTTGCTCAATACAACTACAAATAAGATCAAAAGTATCCTCAACAGTAATTGTAGAATCACTACCAAAGTTAGCTTTGATGAATTCATTTAATGATGGATATCTCATTCTAAGAGATAAAGATTCATCTAACTTAATATCTTTACTATGTTCTGGATCAATTCGAACTTTAATCTCATCTAGTGCAATGCTCTTAGGAACTTGTGTAGTTCCATCATCAGGGCAGGTGATCAAAACATCTACAGTTTCACCGACAGATTTTCCTCTAATATTTAAAAAGAGATACTCAATGTCAAACGTAGATAACTCTTCTATTTTAATACCTTTAGTTTTAATACAATTAGATATTACTTCTTTAACTGCGTTTGCAATCTGACGATTATCCTCAGATTCCATAGCAAGTATTAGAATCTTTTCTTCTTTAACTAGAAAAGGTCTATACTTAACAGTTTGTTTGGTAGATGGTATTTCCAACTCATAAGTTGGTGTAGCAATTGTTGGTAAAGGCATAATAACCTATAAAGACTTCAGTAAAAATATTTAGATCTGTTTTAAAACATTCTAAAACTTGTATCCACAACTTTTTTACTATCGAATGATTTAGGCCATTCAATATTCGATGTATCAATAGCAGTGTCTCTAGCAAATTTATATTTGTCAGCGTTTTGATAAAGTTTAGTGATCTGGTCTGTACTTAAATTAGCAATGTTTTTATTACTACTATTAAATGCATTAGCATACTTTGCTTCTTCATTATTTGCATTTTGCCTAGATTCAGATAGACTATCAGTTTTTCCAGGAACGTAACGATCATATGTAAAAGTTACACCCAAAGTCATAATATCTGATGCTTGATATGAAACTGAAATACTATTCATAGAACTAGGAAACAACCCAAGAAAATTATATTCTAATTGTTGCTTATAATCTCTTTCAAATTTTGTAATCTTAGTAGCATCAGATTTATAGTAGTTTGGAAACTGAAAACGAGTGCTATAATTTTTTCTTGATATTTTTACTTCTGGTTTTTTCTCAGCACTTGGAGTTAATGATTGATTGTGAGTTCCACTTGCAATAAACTCCATCCAGTGCTCAAAAAACTTAATTGTTTTATATTCTTTATCAACATAAATTTCCATACTCATTTCAGTAAACTGACGGGTATGAGCAAATTTCTCAATCACACCCATATAATCAATTGCTTGTGCGGTTGCAAAAGAAGTTGTAGGGATAGATGCATCTCTAACTAAAAGACCAGCAGATTCCGCAATAAATCTTGAGTCAACTCCACGACGAGTTAAGTAAGCTATAAGTTCTGGATTCTGAGATATTCCAAACTGCACTAAAAAATGTGAAGTTTGCGCTAGGTTCGTAAATAGTGGTTTAATATCTGATATCTTACGAGGACTGACCACTCTAAATACCTATTATGAGCGTTGTAGTATAGTTATTTAGATGTCATATAAGGGAAAATATAGACCATCGTATCCTCAAAAATACAAAGGTGATCCCACAAATATCATCTATCGTTCTCTTTGGGAACGAAAGTTTATGGTTTATTGTGATAAAAATCAAAATATTCTTGAGTGGGGGAGTGAAGAATTAGCACTACCATATCGCTCTCCTATTGATGGAAGAATACATCGATACTTTCCTGACTTTTATATTAAAGTTAAAGAAAGCACGGGTCAAATTAAAAAATATCTAATTGAGGTTAAACCAAAACGCCAAACAGTAGAACCTGCAGTTCAAAAAAGAAAAACAAAACAATACATTTATGAAGTTGTTGAGTATGCTAAAAACCAAGCAAAGTGGAAAGCAGCAAAAGAATTTTGTAAAGATCGCCTCTGGGAATTTAAAATCATAACAGAAGATGATCTAGGTATCAACTAATGCCAAGAAAAACTCTAAAAGAAAGACAAGAAACAAAAAAATCAACAGAACAAGATTTATATCCAGTAGATACTGATGATACTAAGAATAGGGTGAGATCAGTTGTAGATAACTTGACTGGAAAAGAAGATCCTGATGATGTTATGTTAGAACTATTAGAAGTTCTACAAGAAAGTGATGGAAGACCGACTTCGGGAAAGTTTTATATTTTTGTATATAATCCAAAAACACCCAATATTAGATATGACCAAAATCCTTTAGTCGGTGTTACTGATGTATTTCAGTGGGGATTTCGTGGAATTAATTTTCACTGGGGTCAACCAAGACAATATACTTGGAGTGAAGTTGCTGGTTCACTGTACGAAGTTTACCGATCAGAATTAAAAGATTTGCAAGGCATCAATTTTGCAAATTTCAGAATAAATAACTAAAAAATAGCCAGATGGCAAAGTTAACAGGTTATCAAGTTTTTAGATACCCAAGAGAAATAATAGATGAGTCTGATGACTACATTAGAATCAGTGTAGTTAATTATAAACCACCTGGTTTTGGTGCTAGAAAAGGGGAAGGGTTTCGTCTTAAGTCATCTGATGATCCAGATTCAGATCTAACAAAAAATTTAAAAACTCCCGTCTGCTCAATTATTTTGCCAATGCCCCAACAGATTCAGGATTCAAAAACAGTGGGATGGGGTGAAGGTGAAATGAATTCTCTTGCTGGTGCTGCTGGCGGTGGCGCTGCTGGAATTATTGGATCAGAAAATCCAGTACAGAAAGCTGTTCAGGCAGTTTTGGGAGGTGCGAAAAGTCTTGGCGAGACTGTAGGTAATGCAAAAGAATCTATTGCCGCTAAATTTGCCGCAGATGCAGTTAATTCATTAATTGGACAAGAAAGTATTAGTCCATTTGAGGCAATAACTCGCCAAACTGGATCTATTCTAAACCAAAACCAGGAACTTCTCTTTCGTGGTGTAAGTTTAAGAGGTCATCAATTTAGTTGGACATTGACTCCAAGATCTAAAGCAGAAGCAGATGAAATAAAAAACATTATTAGGATCTTTAAATCGTCAATGTCTGCTAAAAAACAAGGTGCAGTTGCTGATAAGGGAGCAGGAATTTTTATTCAATCTCCTGATGTATATCAATTACAATACTTTAGTGGAAAAAAACCTCACCCATTTTTAAATGTTTTTAAAATTTGTGCTCTAACTGGCATAACCGTTGATTATACAGCAACTGGAACTTATGCAACCTATGCAGATGGAACACCTATTCAGGTGTCACTGGGGTTAACGTTCCAAGAATTGACACCAATTTATGCAGAAGATTATAACACAACAAATGGAGAAAATGGAGTCGGTTACTAATGTCATACTTTAGAGAACTACCAGATTTAGAATATCAATCACCATTAACTGACAGAATTTCATCAACTCAATATGTTCGCGTAAAGAACATCTTTAGAAGACTTAAAATTCGTGATGATCTTAAAGATGTGTTTGTTCTTTTTAACAAATACATTATTCCAGAAGGTGCTAGACCAGATACTGTTGCAGAAGAATTATATGATAAACCAGATCTTGATTGGGTTGTACTGACAGTTGCTAATATTACCAATGTCAGAGATCAGTGGCCACTAAGTAGTCGAGATCTTTATAGATTTTGTGAAAACAAATATGGAGATGACTTAAATAACGTTAGATTTTATGAAACCACTGAAGTTAAAGATTCCAAAAATCGTTTGTTCTTACCAGCAGGAAAAGTAGTTGATCCCTCATTTACAATCACTAAACCAGATTTTCCAGCAGAAACATTAAATCCTGTAATTGGGATTACGAATTATGAATATGAGACTCGTCTTAATGAAGAGAAAAGAAAGATTGATATTCTTAAGAGAATTTATCTACAACAATTCTTGACTGATGCTCGTGATATTGCTTATTACACAGAGTCTTCACAATACGTTGATCGCACTCTAATTAGAACAGAAAATACAAGGAACAAAATGTTATAAAAAAGGGGGGCATGTGCCCCCCGAATAAATCACTCTTCAGCGAGTCGTTGGAAATAACTCAGAGTATCATCATCTTCATCTTCATCAACTGAAGCGGTACGAGTTGGTTTCAGATTGCTCAGTTCAGAACGAAGATCTTCGGTAAGTTCACGAGTCGAACCACGAGAATAATCTTCCTCTTCAGCAACTTCCTCATCAACACGACGGGAACCTTTGGAACCAAGCACATAGTTAAGGCGCTTCTTCAGTTCATCATAAGACTTAAACTGATCAGCGGCAACCAGTTCAGCAAGAGAATACTGCTTCTTCCAGATTGCTTCCATCGCATCATCATCATCCAGAAGAGGAGCAGAAGCAGCAAACTCACTGGAATCATAGTTACGATAACCAGCAACGTTCTTCGCCTTCAGTTTGAAGTTGGCACCTTGCCAGAAGTCAAACGGATCAATCGCTTCCTCATCTTCAAACTCAGGTTGCATCGCAGCGGTGAGTTTGTCAAAGATCTTCTTACCGTACTTATACAGGAAGACTTTACCTTCGTTGGCGGGATTGGCAGGATCCTTCACAACATAAATGTTAGACACATAGGTCAGTTTACGCTTCTGCTTGCGGGCAAGTTCTTTACCAGCATCAGTACCGTTGTTCCACAGTTCGGAGTTCAGTTCCGACACAGGATCTTTCTGACCCAGAGTGGTCAGAGAGTTCTCAATGTACCAACCACCAGAACCTTGGAATGCGTGACTGTAAAGTTTCACGAACGGAAGGTCCTCACCGTTCGGAGCGGGCAGGAAACGGATTACGGCATAACCATTGCCGCTCTTGTCTACATCCAGTTTCCAGATGCGGTCGTCACTAGAACCGCTACCAGTATTCATTTTTTCTACTTCTTTGACCAGTTTGGCGGTCAGAGAGCCCAGTTTAGATTGCTTCTTAAGGTCAGCAAAAGACATTGGATTACCTCGGATTAATTGGATTCGGGGGATTACTTGGATATTATAGCAGGAATGACCTCAACGGTCAACAAACTGCTTTAAGGATTCGATTGTTTTGGTCATACTATTAAACAATACACCCATATCAGTTTCTGGTGGGAACCCCATCAGGGCAACTGACTTACGAAGGTTCTCTTTCATCTCAACCGCTTGTGGGTCATCAGAAAGAGACAACCGTGTATACATTACACGTTGCTTTTCCAAAAGAATTTGGAGTTTCTCAATGTGTTCCAACTTAGTTTCACGATCCATCATACCAAAAGTGAGAATACTTCCGTAAATACTCTCTTGTAACTGATTGATTTCTTTCAGTTCACCCTGAATAATATCGGAGTCAAAAAAGTTACTCATCTATGATTTCCCGTAAAATCTTTTTAAATTGGAATACGTCAATATTTATGAATGGGTTATATTTTTTAATTTTTAAACTTACGGTTTCCCACACTGGGTCCAAAAGTTTTTTATCGAACTCATTTGAGAAACGGAAAATTTTGTCGTAGATTACGAATGTTTCGAGAGATAGTTTCCCGCTTAGAAATTTTTTGAGGATTGGTGGGTGCCCCTTTGAGCAGTTCAGTGCATCGTTTAATTTGTTCTCCAAGAAAAATTCGTTGCTTTGCTCCTTGAATAAGTAAGTCAAACTCTGTTGCCTTCTCATCCAATCTGAGTAAGTTCTTTCTCCAGAATTGATAATTTCTCCAATCCATAAGTTACTGGGGTTGTCTGTTGCTACAAAGTTTGATAGTAAAAAATCTACAATTTCCCGATCGGAATACTTTCTCGATGTTTTTTCGAACCAATATTTGTCTTTTCTTTTATTAAATGATGTTACTGTGGCGCGTGATTTGCCACCATACTTAAAAAAGTCATATTTACTATTAGTAAAATGACTTTTCATAGAAAGATAAGTTTGATATGTCTCAAAAGGACTCATAACGGAAGTTTTGCTTTAGAAGTTTTTTTCATAAAATTGAGACGAATGGCGTCCCATTTTAATCTCTCCTTTAAAGGTTTTGAGATAAGTTTCGTAACCGATTCTACCTCAAGACTATTAATTTCACAATAGTGAACAATGGCGTCGATATAATTAAAATTTTCTTCCGCTACAATTTTTTCAATCTCAAGAGCAAACTTGGAAGGAGTTAAAAACTTATTCTCTATTGCCTGTTCTAGTTCTTTATTAGGTTCCATAGGCGTTAAGTTTATCTCTAACAAATTCTCTAATATATTTGCTGAGTAGTTTGATGTACTTTGATTTGTCTCGTTCTTCATAGACGACGCATTCTCCATTTTCACAAGCCATGATGATTACAAGTTTTTTGACTGAAATACCAGTCAGTTCGTATAGCATACAACCGTAAGCCATACATTGAACAAAATAATGTTCGATCCACTCTCGTGGTTTTGGTTTTTTAGAAGTCTTAAAGTCTATTATTGCTAACTCG